CTTTGATGGTATAATTGTTGATATCTAGGTCCAGCCCGTCCATTATACACAATGCCGATTTTTATTTATCTTGGTTTCATGTTTCATTATATGTTTTCTGATAAATATATAATAATGAGTAGAAGCAAGTCATTGATGACGGGTGCGCAGAACACCAGCAAATCAATGGTGAATCCGGTAAGCACGAGTTCGCAACAGGAGTTACAATTCGGCGCGGATTTGACGGGTGCACTGAATATAATTCAAAACCAGTATGTGAGCAAAGAGGCTGCTAAAAAATACCTGGAAATCCCGGAACTGATGAGTCAATATTTGTCTCTGAATAATACGATGGTGTCCTCTATTACAAAGCAGCGTAATACCAATTTGCGTCTTTTGTTTCAAATTGCGAATGATGGCTTGTTGGGTGCTCTCAACTCCAAAACGTTGAATGCCAACAATGTGGATTTGAACTTCCAAGTATTGATGTTGAACAAGAAAGTGGATGATATTTTGTCGGGCATAAACGAGACAAATGCTATGGGTGATGCGACCGGTGAAATTAGTATTACCAAGACGTTCAAGTTGGCGCCACTTTACAGTTATTATATTTACCTCTATGGTATGCCCGCATATGGTGTTGGGTTTGACGCGGCGAAACTGTCGTTGCTCGTTGCCATTATGAATAAATACGGCATCAATCCTTATAGATAAGTGGGGCCCTTTGGGCCTTATAGGTCGGCCCTTTGGGCCTTATAGGTCGGCCCTTTGGGCCTTATAGGTCGTCCCTTTGGGCCTTATAGGTCGGCCCTTTGGGCCTTATAGGTAGGTCGGCCCAAAGGGCCTTAGATGCGTCGCGTATAATTATGTTTGCCTCCTCGGGTTCTTGAGCGTTTTTTGGGATTTTCGTCCTTTTGCTTTCTAATTGGTGAAACTGGTGCCAATGAGTTTATTTGTTCTTTATTGATGGGTTCTCTATTATGTCCCCTTTTTTTGGAAACCGGACTGCTATCTGGTTGAAAATACAAATAAACATAAGACGTGTCTGTATGTCGAAGGCTCTTCAAATAATTTTCAAAATTAGTTTTATTTAATTCCACCATTCCACCTAAGTTACAAAAGAAGGTAGGATCAACAATGTAACAGACATCGTCAAGTTTGGCAATACATGCTAAATGCGATTCTTTTCTATCTGAAATATAAAAAATTGTAATGCTGTTATTATTCATAACATGTTCAATTTGGTCTTGAAATATATCAAATTGTCGTGGCATGTGGAAATATCCTCGTAAATCTTTGTATCCAATTAAGTGGTACCTTTCTTGTAGATTGCATATTTTTATTCCGCTTACATAATCTTCCAATGTGGATGTTATTTCATTATAAGGTAATCCATTTTCACAAATGTCGCTGCGAGTTTTTATGATTGATTCAACTCGTGATACTTCAGCATCTGGTAAAAGTAAATATAACGCGAGAGGACCACAAAACCCTCCTCTTCCAATACACGATTTTTCATTTAAGTTTCGTATTTTTCCTTTTAGTAAGAGCATGTTTATAGGAAACTGTAATAATTTAGCGTTTTTACACTTGTTTCCGGGTAATCTAATATTTCCCGGGAGTACCATATCCGGACGAGAATATATATCCTCCACATTTTGCATGTGATTCCTTCTATCAACCTCTTCTATCAACCTTTTTAAATTGGTCTCTTCGGATTCATCCGGGGGTGAACGGCGTGGTCCTTTTGCGTTTGCCCGTTCCTCATCATTTTCCCAATCCAAAATAACACTACGAGATTGATTTTCACGAGAAGGTGGTTCGGCAACCGCTTCAGAAAAGTGACTACTTTTGTCCGCTTCGGAAATCCTACGATTGGAAACGCCTTTAACAATAACCTCCGGAGTACTGGAACCCGACGCAGGAGAACTACGATTGGAAACGCCTCTACTTAAACCCAAAGGGGAGCTCGGTTTGTATCCCGCGGGAGAATTGGCTCTACTATAAACCGACTCAGGAGAATTCGGTTTGTATCCCACGGGAGAACTGGCTCTACTTAAAGCCGCGGGAGAACTGGCTCTACTATAAACCACCTCAGGAGAATTCGGTTTGTATCCCAACGGGGAACTAGTTCTACTATAAACCACCTCAGGAGAAATACTACGATTCGACGGATTGTATCTACTTTCAACCGCTGCGGAAATACTATATGAAGGGATCATTTTACTTGATAATCGGACTTCCTCTACTTGTGGCTCAGCTTCTACTTGTGGTTCCCATGCTTTTAATCTTTGAATACGGCGTTTTCGTCGGGTTTGTGTGATTTTATCTATTTGTTGATTTTTCCATTCCGCACTATCTTTTGCTCTTTGAGCCCTTGTACTTTTCTTACCCATTATAAATTATATTTATAAAAGATTTACGTTGGTTTCTAAGCATATAGAAATACGTCGCAATAGAGGATATAATGGATATTTATGATACAATCATTGTGGGCGGGGGTATTTCGGGCCTCTATGCCGCGCTTCTATTATTGCGTCGTGACCCCAAACATCGTATCATCCTTTTGGAAAAAGAGAGGTATCTTGGAGGACGTGTTCTCACTTATACCGACAAATATATGACCGTGGAAAAGGGCGGAGCCCGGTTCAACGACGCCCATTTGCGCATGTTAAACCTTGTCCACGACTTCGGAATGGACCCCCTTTTGATAGAGGCCAGTCCCGATGCGTCTTTTTACCCCGCCGACGGTTCGGGCCCCGAACGCAAACCGATGTCTTTCGTGGAATCCCTGATAAACCCGGTATCCGTTCTTGTCAATGTATGGGCCGAGGCATTTTCGCCGATGCCCATCGTGCCTCTCTTGGCCCGAGTGATTATATACAGCAAACTCTTGTCGCGGTCCTATTTAATCTCGCATAATTTTACCCAGATCGCGGAAGAAGTGTTGTCTAAAGAAGAGGTTGCCATCATCCAGGGCGGGTTCGGATACTATACGGAACTGGTGGAGATGAACGCGCGCGATGCCATCTTACTGATGGAAGGCGGTTTGAACCCCAGTCACCAATTCTTCGTTTTGAAGGGCGGCCTCTCACAATTGATTGCGAAGATGGTGGCCGAAATCAATCACGGTGAACGGCGCATTTTGACTGACATAGAGATTGCCTCTATTGAATATCCCGACAATCACTTTGTTGTAAAGTCCAAAACGGGGAAGAAGTTCATTGGACTGAAATGTATTTGCGCTTTGCCGCGAGAGGCCGCGCAGCGGCTGGCCATATTTAGACCGATTAAGACACAGCTTGACAAAATCTTGTGTTTCCCTCTCTGCCGTATTTATTCCAAGTTTGATATGAGCAATCGCGACAATGCGTGGATACGCGATTTGCCGAAGCTCACGACGGATGGTCCGCTGAGGATTGTGATTCCCATTGACTCGGCAGCTGGAGTCGTCATGACCTCTTACACCGACTACAAGTTTGCCGATGCGTGGCTAAAAATCTATGAGAAAGAGGGTGTAAAAGGCGTGAATCGAGCGCTCCAAGAAGAGCTTCAAAAAATACTGGGACACCCAGTGAACGCGCCGATTTCCACGAAGGTGTTTCATTGGAAATGCGGGGTCGGGTATTGGGGCGTCGGCGCCGACAGCGATGCGATTGCGGCGGCCGTCCAACAACCGATTCCGGGCGTGCCCCTCTATCTGTGTGGCGAACATTATTCGGCGAAGAACCAACAGTGGATGGAGGGCGCACTGGAAACGGCGGAAGAAGTAGTCGCAAAATGTATCTAAGAATGTATCTATTCTTGGACCTTACAATAACAGGCGTTCCAACACGTCTTGGCTCAAATGAGTGTTTATGGCCTCTATGAACGCGTCGTCAAACCGGTCGCTCGGGAACGCGATGAAATTGCGGCAATCGGGACGGCATCCTGGTAAAACCTCGTTGATAAGATAGACGGTGTACCCCTTTTCCGCAATGTGCGCCGACAACTCTATAAATGGGTCTTGCTCCAAATGCTGTTCAAATGCGATGATAGGTCGGCATTCCGAGATGAGTTTGGTTGCTCCGGCGACCACGCGGTTCTCCATCCCCTCTACATCTAGATGGATGTAGGCGATGTCGGCGATTTCTCCGGCGGCGTATAAGTCGTCCAGAGACCATGCGTTCACTTGATTTCTTACGGTGCATTTCTGTTCCGAATCTTCGTCGGACACGAACGAACAATGGGTCAAGTGGTCATTGGTACAGAGAACCTCTCTTTTGTCGCTGATAGCTTTCTCAATAACGCGGATGTTTTGGATGTTGTTAAGAGAGGCAAGGTCTCGTATGAATTGGCAGTTGTCGGGACTTGGGTCAATGGCATAGACAAGGGCGCCTTCGGCGCCCACAGCCGAAGGCGGCATCCGCAGGTTCTTGGGGTCGATATTCTTAGTGTCGTGTCTTTCCGATGTCGCATTCTGCGCCATCAAAAGACTCTTGGCGTCAAATCCACATGATGCCACCTTCGGCGGCATATGCAGATTCTTAGACCAAGGCAGCGCATTGTCTCCAATCCACGCCCCCAAATCCACAATATTCCCCCCGATGTGCCCCTGATTAATAAGATACGTACTAATGCGCCGAAACATCACTTCGTGCTCATTGCGTGAGCCAAAGAGTCCCGCGAATCGGTGATTCATATGATACTGGATAGCGATTCCATTATCATTTGAGAAATGCGCAACTGGATTCATTGTATGCCTCTATTGTTGCCACTATTTTATATGCTTTATTCCATTGTTGTAAGTGTAAAAACCCTCTATTGTTTTCGCGAAATTGACTGTCCAGAAGAAAGCAATAGGCCGTTTGCCGCGTATATATTCAACCGCCGTTGATGGGTTCATAGTGTGATATTTCATCAAATAACACGCAACTACAGCACAAGACCGCTGCATACCAGCCGAGCAATGTACTAAAACTGGGCGTTTTTGAATAATATTGTCGTGAATATTCTCAAGCACCTTCGTTTCCAAAATCAAAGAAAGAAGTTTATCTGTTTCATCGGAACTATCCTCTACAGAGAGGCGAATACAGTTTGTGTGATTTGGCGGGAAGGCGACATCTTTTTCGCGACTACAATTGACTATCAATGAAAAATCGTTTGCCGATGTGAGTGCGTGTCGGTTTCCTAAAAATAGAAAGTCCGCGATTTGGTCGTATGCGTTCGTGGCCATTTTATATTGGTCAAGATAATACGGTGAAGATTTATACGGGTGTAAATCACTTAGAGGTTTTCCACGAGTATAAGAAACGATGAGCGTCTATATCCAAATCGGCACCAACGACGGCAACGACAACTTCCGGAAACTGGTTTTGGCGATGGTCCCGGACCTAGTGATTCTCATAGAACCAAACCCGGCATTGCGGCCTCTCATTGAACAGAACTATCGCGGCATCCCAGGCGTCCATATTTTGACACGGGCGATTTACTATACCGACGACACCGAAGTTGAACTCTATATTCCTGCCACCCGAGGAATAGAGGGCACACCCGGGACGAATGGCCACGTTTTTACCCACGTCAATTATTCGCTCGTGCCGATGAACGATTGGGGCGACAAGGGTGATATGTGTAAAATTAACGCAAAGACAATTTCGTTTGATTCGCTTTGTGCGCAATTCGGTATCACGGAAATTGCCTATTTGCAAATGGACACCGAAGGATTTGATAGCGAGATTATTAGGATGATTGATTTCGCAAAATACCGTATTCACGCGCTGAGATATGAGAAATGGGGATTCGCGGCAAAAGAGTTCACCAAGTTCAGTGGGGACAAATCGGCGCAAATGGGCGTGGCGGGGATGGATTATGTCCGCGACCGCTTGACCGGGCTTGGATACGCCTTGAACGACGTCCATGATGAAGATGGCAATGATGTGCTTGCAGTTTTGGAACAATAGACGTTGGCACAATAGACGTTGGAACAATAGAGGTTGTAATAAATAAGAATTACCCGTGAATGATTCTTATTTGGTTAGGGTTGCTGCGCTTATAGGGTCGCTGCGCTTATAGGGTCGCGGTGCTTTGGTCGCGGTGCTTTAAGTCTCGCTTATACATGCGGTCGCGAAATACCTCTCGCAAACCCCATACACCAAGGTTTGGCATCGCCTGGGGCAGCAGCACGCAAAAGCTTGGCACGACGAGCGAACCGATTGTTTGGACCGACCCCTGCACCAACGACATAGCGACGGTCGTCACCCGACGAGGGTTGGTTTTTAATGGAGTCTATCGGCAACACGCGACCGATGGCGGCTCCGCCGCCACCAATACTGGAAGGTGCATAGAAAAACTGTTTTTTATTCATACGTGTCGGCATTATACATTGGTGTCATATTTTATCTTTGTATTAATGCGTATTTTTGGGTACGATTGAATATCGTTCGTTCGGTACGATTGAATATCGTTCGTTCGGTACGATTGAATATCGTTCGTTCGGTACGATTGAATATCGTTCGTTCGGTACGATTGAATATCGTTTAAGGAAC